GAAGTGCGGGCCGCAACGCCAGGCAACGCCCATGGCGGAAGCAACGACTTAATAGTGTGCGACGAATTATGGAATATCCAGCCGACTGTTGTTTTTGACGCTTTGCAACCTTCCCAGATAGCGCGCCCTAACCCGTTGTTTTCGTGTTGGTCAACAGCGGGCGATGAGTCGAGCACCGCAATGCTACGTATGCGTGAGCAGGCAATAAATGATATTGACGCTGGGCTGTCTCGCCAGTTGTATTTTGCGTCGTGGTCACCACCGCCAGGCGTAAACGTTGACGACCGGCAATGGTGGGGCTGGGCAAACCCTGCGCTGGGCGTCACCGTCACTCTTGACGCGCTCATTGCGGCCAGCCAAAAACCTGACCGCACAAGCTGGCTACGTGCGCACCTAAATTTGTGGGTAGCAGCTGCACAAGGCTGGCTACCAAATGGCAAATGGGCAGAATGCCAGACAGACACAATAAGCCCGACAGGTGGAACCCTGGCAATAGACAGCAGTCTTGACGATTCCCGCTATGTCGGCGTAAGGTCAGTCGCTAACCCTGACGGCACAGTTACTTGCACAGTCGAGTTTGCTGTCGAGTCAGAGCAAGCAATGTGGGTGGAAGTTGTGCGCGTGCTTACTGACCCGACAGTGCAGCTAGCCATAACCCCGATTCTTGACCTGCACCTGCCAGAGGTTTACCGTCGGCGCTCGCACACTGTCGGCTATGGCGAACTACTAAAATTTACGCCTTTGGTGCGCAACATGATTATAGAAAACAGGCTGTTTCATACTGGCGAAAACGCTTTGGCGGAACATGTCGTGCGGGCCGTCATGGTCAAAACGCAAGCTGGCAGCGCCTTGTCGAGCGCTAAGTCACCTGGGCCTATAGAGCTGGCGCGCTGCATGATATTTGCGAGCGCCCTAGCGTCTAAGCCAATAAACAAAAACAAGCCTTTGCTAGTTGTTGTTAACGGCTAACCTGCAAATGGTGGTTGCTGGCAATCCTGCCGGACAAGTCGGCAACCACCACACGACAGCAACATTTGAGGCATACTTACAGCATGGGCATTTTTGGAAACAAGCAGGTAACTAAGGCGGCTATTGCGCCAGTCCCTAAAGTGCAGGCCGCTGTAGGTTTTACGCCCTCATACAGCACAAACGCAATTGGCCAGTTTTACCAGTATCAAGAGGGCACCGCCAGAGCTGAGGCGATGACGCTGGCCACCGTGTCGCGTAGTCGAGACTTGCTGGCGTCAGTCATTGCGTGTATGCCGTTGCATATGCACGGCGAAGTTTACAACGACGTCACAGGCGAAATGGAAAAAATACCTTTAGCGCCGCGCAGCTGGTTACGCCAACCCGACCCAGGAGTTACCTACGGCCATTTAATGAGCTTCACCTTAGATGACTTATTGTTTTATGGGCGTGCCTTTTGGGCAATAATTGAACGCACCACTGACGGCTTCCCTAGCAAGTTCACGCGCTTACCTGCTGGGTCAGTTTCAACACTTGACCAAATGGGGCCAGTATTTTTTGGCCCATCTAAAGAAATTATGTTTGCCGGAAACATGCTCGACCCGCGCGACGTAGTGCAATTTATCTCACCTATACAGGGCATTGTTTACAGCTCATCGCAAACCATTGCGACGGCAATAAAAGTTGAACGCAGCCGCTACGAAATGGCCCGCACATCTCTACCGTCTGGAATCCTTAAACAAACTGGCGGCGAACCGTTAAGCGCCACGGAGTTGGCCGATATCGGGGCCGCGTTCAATAATGCGCGTCTGACCTCACAAACAGCAGTGCTAAATGAGTTTTTGACCTATGAGCCCAGCAACGCTACCCCTGACAAAATGCTAATGATAGAAAGCGCACAGTACAGCGCGCTCGACCTAGCACGTTTGTGCGGCGTGCCGCCATACCTTGTTGGCGTTGCTACAGGCTCATACGCCTACACTTCTTCAGAGCAAAGTCGTGCCGATTTGTATATCTTTGGAGTCAAGCCATATGCAGAGTGCATATCGGCCACGCTCAGCATGAACAACGTGCTACCGCGCGGAACCTATGTTGAATTTAACGCTATGTCATATTTGGCAGAAAACTATGTGGCAGATGCAGCAGACTATAGAGAGAACACACAAGAGGAGTTAGCAAATGATTAGATTTACTTCTAGCACTTTTACCGTAGACGCAGCAGCCGCTGACGGCACAGCAAAACGCACCATTACTGGCGTGGCTTTGCCATATAACGTCGAGGCAACAGTAAATGGCGGGCAAGTTGTTACATTTATGCCAGGCTCTCTGCCCACAGACGGCAAAGCACCCAAATTGTTTATGAGTCACGACTCGACACAGGCCATTGGCCTTGTGACGGAGCGCGAAGAAGACGAAACCGCCATGTACTTTGTAGCAAAAGTCAGCACTACAGCGCTAGGCGACGAAGCGCTCATATTGGCCGCAGATGGCGTTTTAGATTCTTGTTCAGTAGGCGTCAATCCAACCAAGTTCACGTTTAACGAGGACGGCGTAATGATAGTTGAGGCCGCTACCTGGCTAGAACTGTCGCTTGTGCCTACACCGGCATTTGAGGGCTCAGTAATTACGCAAGTGGCTGCCAGTTCCGATGCAAACTTAGAGAATATATGTAATAATGACAACAGCGACGACGGCGAACCCGAAGACGCTACCGAACTTATCGAGGAGACACCAGTGGAAACTACACCAGCAGCACCAGAAGTTATCGAGGCTTCAGCACCATTGTACGCACAGCCAAAACGCGCATTTAAGATGCCGTCAGCAGCTGAGTACATGGCAGCATTGCACATTGGTGGCGACACATTCCGGGCAGTAAACCTTGCTTACAAAGACAACTTGAGGCAAAACTCAACAGCACTTGAGTTTGCTTTGGCACAGGATTTGACAACTGACACCGCTGGTTTACTTGAGCAAAGACTGCTTGGCCCTGTCATTCAGGATTTGTCATTCATGCGCCCTGTCGTCACAGCTCTGGGCGTATCGGCAATGCCGTCAACACCATCAAAGACATTTACTAAAACAAAGATTTCGCAGCACACTTCAGTAAGCACACAAACTGAAGGCTCAGCTGTAACTTCACAAAAAATGACCCTTAGCGCAAACACGGTCACAAAAAGTACCCAAGCTGGTGGCGTATTCATTTCGCAACAGGACATTGACTTTACGGCCATTCCAGCGTTGGAGACAATCATTAACGACCTCAGCGGCGAGTACATGATTCGCACAGACGACGTGGCAGCTGACGCGCTTGTAGCAGCTGCAACGGCATCGGGTAGCACCTGGACATTTGACCAAGACGACCCAACCTCACTCATTAACGCTTTGTACGACGCAGCGCGGGAAATGGCTGAGGACACTAACTATTTCCCAACTCACATTTATTGTGCACCTAACGTGTGGGAAAAATTAGGCCGTCAACTTGACGTGTCGCTACGACCAATTTTTGGATACGTAGGCGCAAACAACAACATTAGTCAGAACGGGCTAGGCGGCTCAACTGGCCTGAACTACAACAGCATTAACCCGCTTGGCCTTGAAGTAGTAGTTAGCAATAACTTTGCATCTGGCACAATGATAGTTGCACACACACCAAAAAATTCAGCCACCACAGCGTTCTCCTTTTTCGAGGAAATACGCGGAATTATGACTGTGGAAAACGTTGAGCTTTTGGGTCGAGACGTGACGTTTTATGGCTACATTGCGACGTTTGCAAATATCCCAGTTTGTATCCAAGCAATTACCACCGCCTAACAGAAAGGCGGCGCAGCTGTGGCTGTATATAAAACACAAAGTAAGCAACTGCTAGACAACTACGCAGTGCTGCAAACTTTAGAACCTACAGAAATAGTTACAGGCCAGTCAATAACAGTAGCAAGTTTGACATCGCCTTTTAACGGCACGTTCACTGTGCTTGACACACCGCTTTATAGATTTGTTGGCGTAGAAAACGAAACAGGCTCGCTACTTTTTGACGCAAACGTGCCTAGAGAAAACCAAGTGTTGTTTGCTTGCACAGGCGCCGACGTTCTATACACAGTCATTTATACCGGCACAGTCACTTATACGCAGACGTGCACCTGGACAACTGTTGCGCAACTAGAAACCTATTTAGGCGTAGATATAGCCGACCCCTCAGACGACATGACTCTGCTA